GTCCTACAATTAATTTAGACAAAGTATCACATATGATTACCAAACTAGAAGAAGATGGTAATAACTATGTTGGTAGAGCAAAAATTTTAACAACACCTAACGGTCAAATCGTAAGAAACTTGATTGATGATGGTGCGAAACTTGGTGTCTCTTCTCGTGGTCTAGGTTCACTAGAACAGAGAAATGGTGCTCAAGTTGTAAAGAGCGACTTTCAGTTGGCAACTGCCGCTGATATCGTTGCTGATCCATCTGCTCCAGAGGCCTTTGTAGAAGGTATTATGGAAGGAGTAGAATGGTATTATGAGTCTGGTATACTCAAAGCAAGAGAATATGATGCAATGCAGAACGAATTACGCACTGCTAAACTCTCAAAACTAGAAGAAACCAAACTTAACCTTTGGAAAAGCTTCGTAGAGAAGCTCTAACATATAAATAAAAGAGTATTTACTCAAACAGGAGAAAACATGGCAGATTTAGAAAAAAACCTACACGAGGCGATTGACGAAGTGCTTTCAGAAGCACCTGAATCAAAAGCTGAGAAAGGGGACAGCAAACCTGTTAAACAAGGTTCATCCGATGCCGCCGAAATTGGTCAAGGCAAAGGTGAAGTCGTCAAACCTGAAGAAAATCCTGTTGACAAAGCCGTTGATTCTGTAAAGGCTGCTGAGAAATCAGTTAAGCAAGTATCAGACGCCCAATCAAAGGGTGCTGACAAAGCAGAACCACAACAAAAATTGAAAAAAGTTTCAGAAGAGGAAGAGTCAGAAGACGAAAAGCCTTCTAAAATGGAAATGATCAAGGCAATGGTCAACGCTATGAAAGGTATGGATAAAGAATCACTTCAGGCTATGTACAGCAAAATGTCTGAAGCAGAAGTTGACGAATCCTTGTCAAAAGCAGAAATCGCTCGTTCTATCGTTGAACTTATGAAAAAGAAAGACGAAGACGAGGTAGAAGAGGGTTACAAATCTCTTAAAGCTTCAATGAAGAAAGATGTAGAAGAAGAGGAAGACGAAGACGAGGACAAAAAAGACGAGAAAGAAGTCGAAGAGTCCGCTGAAGTCGAATCTGATCTAGTTGAGATGGAAGTAGAAGACGACCTAGAAAAAATCTCAGAGGCTCTTGAATTATCAGAAGAGAACCAAGAGAAAGCTAGAACAATCTTCAAAGCCGCTGTATCTTCAAAAGTAGAAGAGATCAAAGAACAACTTTCTAAAGATCACGAAGAATCATTAAAATCCTCAATAGAGAAAGTTAAAGACGACCTCGCAGAGGCAGTCGATAAGTATCTTTCTTATTGTGCAGAAGAGTGGACGAAAGAAAACGAACTCGCAATCGAAAGAGGATTGAGATCAGAAATGACAGATAACTTCATAGAAGGACTAAAAACATTGTTCGTAGAACATTATGTTGAAGTACCAGAAGATAAGTATAATGTTATGGATGAACTCGCAAATCGTCTTGATGAGATGGAAGACAAACTTGACAGTGAAGTTTCAAGAAATATGGAACTATCTGAAGAGAACGACCAACTCAAAAGAGACAATGTTGTCAGAGAGGCCTGCAAAGACCTATCTGAGTCACAACAAGAGAAACTAGTTTCACTCGCAAGAGGAGTAGACTTCAAAGACACAGAAGACTTTAGTGATAAAGTTTCTGAGTTGAAAGAAGCATATTTCCCTGTAGAGGGTGAAACAATTGCAGAAGAAACTGTAGTAGAAGAAGGAACAGGCTCTTTCGAAGTCGAAGGACAAGAGAAAGTAATTGATCCTACAATGACTCAGTATTCATCTGCTATAAGCAAACTAAAACCATTAGGGTAAGGAAATAAAATAAAATGTTTTTATCAGAAAACTTACAAGAAAAGTGGTCGCCAATTCTAGAACACTCTGATCTTCCTGAGATCGGTGATAACTACAAGAAAGCGGTTACAGCAGTTATCTTGGAAAACCAAGAGAAAGCTCTTCAAGAAGACAGAGCTACTCTTTCCGAAGCTGCACCTTTAAACTCTACTGGAAACGCTATCAACAATTGGGATCCTATTTTGATCTCTCTTGTTCGAAGAGCTATGCCAAATCTCGTTGCATACGACATTTGCGGTGTTCAACCAATGACTGGACCAACAGGTCTAATCTTTGCTATGAAGGCAAGATATCAAGATTATCCGTCAGGATCAAGAAGAGCAAACTCAGAAGCATTATTCACAGAGCCAAGAACAGCATTTTCAGCTGGCGCTGACTCAGACAATGCTGATGTCGATGCAGATCCAATTTCAGATCCATTTGATACTTCATCACCTTCATACGAAAGTACAACAAGTACAGGTATGTCCACTGCAACAGCTGAAGCATTAGGTGATTCATCATCTAACCACTTCGCATCAATGTCTTTTACAATCGAAAGAAGCACAGTAACAGCAGTTTCTAGAGCGTTAAAAGCAGAGTACTCATTAGAGCTTTCACAAGACCTTAAAGCAATCCACGGTCTTGATGCAGAATCAGAACTCGCAAACATTCTTTCATCTGAAATCTTAGCAGAGATCAACAGAGAAGTAGTCAGAGAAGTAAATATCCAAGCACAAACTGGTGCGGCCGATACAGCTTCTGCTGGTACTTTCAACCTTGATGTTGACGCTAACGGTAGATGGTCAGTTGAGAAATTCAAAGGACTATTGTTCCAGATAGAGAGAGAAGCAAACCAGATCGCTAAGAACACAAGAAGAGGTAAAGGTAACTTTATCCTTTGTTCTTCAGATGTAGCATCAGCACTATCAATGGCAGGAGTATTAGATTACGCTCCTTCATTGTCAACTGATTTGAATGTTGATGACACAGGCAATACTTTTGCTGGTGTCCTTAACGGAAGAATCAAAGTGTATGTTGACCCTTATGCAGGCGTTAACTACATGACAGTTGGTTATAGAGGTACAAACCCTTATGACGCTGGTCTCTTCTACTGCCCATATGTACCATTACAAATGGTAAGAGCAGTTGGCGAGAACACATTCCAACCAAAAATTGGTTTCAAAACTCGTTACGGTATGCAAGTAAATCCATTTACTTCAGACTCAGCGAATTCGAATGTGTACTACAGATCAATGGCAGTTTCCAACATTCTGTAAGAATCAAACGATTCAAATTAAAAAGGTCTCTTCGGAGACCTTTTTTTTAGCCTTCTAAATACTATTGCTATAACACACAAACACACAGGAGGAAATTATGGCAAATCAAGCAAAATCAGGTTACGAAATTCGAGCCGAACTACTTAATCTCGCAGAGAATGTTATTATCAATAACATTGAGAATGAAAGACAAACCATTTATTCATGGAATGACAATCATGCTGAGTCTAAAAAGGAAATACCTTTGAGGACTTATACTGCTCAAGATGTTATTGAAACTGCAAAACAGTTCAACGAATTTGTAAACGAGAAGTAGGACAGATATTTGGGGAACTTTGGTTCCCCATTTAGATAAATACCCCATATGGCTACTATCAATAAATCAATACTCAATAAGAACAACTTCAGACTTCTTATTGAAAAGACACCGAATGTAGAATACTATGTTCGAACAGTTAACATTCCTGGTCTACAGTTCAGTGAAACTGTACAGGCTGCAGGCGTAGGTCTCGATGCGTACTTTCCAGGAGACAAGGTATCATTCGATACATTAGATGTAGAGTTTCTTGTAGACGAAGATTTAAAGAACTTCAAAGAGATTTACGACTGGATGGATGCAATAGTGCCTGTAAGTGATCCTAGCGTCTATGGCGCATATACTGATACTACGACTACAAACACAAAGATATTAGCTAACACAGGTGATGATCTAAATCAATTCTCAGATATCACACTTGTAACAAACACAAACAAAAATGTGCCAAACAGATACTTTAGATTTCACGATTGTTTCCCAATTAATCTAGGTGGTATCTCACTTGAATCTGGTGCTGATGCAGAACCAGTAATTGCATCTGTATCATTTAGATTCACTTATTACGAAATAAAAAGCACTTCATAAATACTATTAAATATAGTATAATTATAGTATGAACTTGGATGAAATCAAACTAATGTGGTCTAAAGACTGCGAGATCGATGATATCGAACTCGACAAGTCATCATTGGCAGTACCAAAATTACACGCTAAATACTCAGAGTTATTAACTGATAACATCATCATTCTTAAGAACTTACAGATGAAACAGAAGTTATTACTCAGAGATAAATGGTTATGGTACAATGGTAAAATGGACCAAGAATTCTGATCCTGATCTTATGAAAATTAAAGCGCAGATTGATTATAAATCTGAGACAATTGATTTCATCAAAAGATGTATGGACAATATTACATGGCGCCATCAAACAATTAAGAATATGATCGAATGGCGTAAATTTATGGCAGGTGCTTAATGTTATACAGAACTCCAGTTTGGATATACCCAAACTTTTTAACAAACGAAGAAGTAGAAAGAATCAAATGGTCTAGTGAAAGATTGCCATTAGAAGATGGTATGACCGGTAACAATAATTTAAAAAACGATCCTGATGCTAAAGATAAATTAGGTCAGAGGAACACATCAATTCGTAAATCAGATGTTAAATGGTTTCACCATGATGAAATGCCTCATGAGATTCAAAGAAAAATTGCTGATGGTATCAACATGGCAAATCAAGAATCAGGTTGGAATCTAATATGGGATTATATGGAGCCACATCAATACACAGTCTATCATCATAGACCAGATGAATTTACAGCTGGCGATCACTACACATGGCACTTAGATCAATTTGATCAACCTACGCCAGAGGGTAGATATCGTAAACTATCTTCTACAATACAATTATCTGATCCAGAAGAATACGAAGGTGGTGATTTCGAGTACATTCAATATCATGGTGTATTTGATAAACTTGGTGTAGAGAACACAGTAATCGATGTAGCTAGTCACAAGAAAACTGTTCCCTTTTCAGGTAAATCAAAAGGAACTCTCATTGTATTTCCTTCAGACACTTATCATGCAGTAACACCAGTAACAAAAGGTACTAGAATATCTCTTGTAAGTTGGTTTCATGGACCTCAAGCAGTATAAAAATTGGACACAGTACGAGTTGAAAAAATTAACGAATGTTTTATGCAAGTCCATTGCGATGATGGTCTTGCTAGGGACTTATATGACTTTTTTAGCTTTTCTGTCCCTAACGCTAAGTTTATGCCTTCTGTTAAAAATAGATATTGGGATGGTAAGGTTAGACTATTCTCGATCAAGACTAAAAGAATTTATATCGGTCTTCTACCTTATGTTGACGAATTTTGTCGTGAGCGTGGGTACGGTTTTGAAGGCATTACTGATGTTCTCGGTAGTAAAGTTCGAAACTTGGAAGTGGAAGACTTTCTCAGATTATTAAATTTACCATTTCAACCTAGAGATTATCAGTTAGAAGCATTTCACACAGCAGTTCAATATGGTCGACAACTTCTATTGTCACCAACTGCAAGTGGTAAATCACTTATCATATATCTACTCGCTAGATACTATAACAAAAAAACAGTTATTATTGTTCCTACAACTTCACTTGTAGAACAAATGGCAAAAGATTTTGAAGAGTATGGTTATGATCAACGAATATGTAAAATTTATAGTAAACAAGAAGTCTTTGATGCACCAATTACTATCACAACATGGCAGAGTTTTGCAAAGGCGCCAAAAGAGATATTAGAATCATTTGATATGGTGATTGGTGACGAAGCACACTTATTCAAAGCAACAACACTTAAAGGCATTCTTGAGAAGATGAAGAATACTGCCATTCGAATTGGTACTACTGGTACTCTCGATGGTACAGAAGTACATAGATTACAACTTGAAGGTTTATTTGGGCCTGTCAAAAAGGTGATCTCAACTTCTGAATTGATTGATGAAGGTACAGTCGCAGATATTAAGATTGACTGTCTTGTACTCAAACACCCTAAACAACAAAAAATGAAATATCAAGATGAAATGGATTACCTTGTCTCATGTGAAGAGAGAAATAAGTTCATTGTTAATCTTGTTAGAAATCTTAAAGGTAATACACTCGTATTATTTCAATATGTCGAAAAACATGGTGTCATATTACATGGAATGTTAGACGGGTTAGTTGACAATTTGCATTATGTATATGGTGGTACAGATACAGCAGATCGTGAAGAAATTCGTGGTATTGTGGAAAAGGCAAAGAACGATGTCATACTAGCGTCATACGGCACTTTCTCTACAGGTATCAATATTAAACGCATAGATAATATCGTGTTCGCAAGTCCATCAAAGTCGAGAATACGAAATCTACAATCAATTGGTAGAGGTCTTCGTAAGACCGATGGCAAAGATTCTATGAGATTGTTTGATATTGCAGACGATCTACAGTGTGATAATTATACGCTTGAACACTTGAAAGAAAGGATAAATATCTATAGTGAAGAGAATTTTCCCTTCGAGTTAAAACAGTTCGACTTATGGCAAATCCAAAAGACTTAATACCACAAAAGTACGAAGTACTTAAAACAAGAACAGGCGCAGAGATAGTCGGTATGACTAGAGACATTGGTGACAGTGTTGAAGTCACACTGCCAATGATCTGTCAACTGTCTGTTATTCCCAATACTAATAAAACTCATGTGGTATTTTATCCATATTCTCCGTTGTCTAGAGATGAGAGAATTGTGATGCCTAAAGATCACATCGTACATCGTAATCGAGTCAACCAACAATTCATTCCCCTATATGACGGCGCTAGTTCTAAATGGCTAAAAATGATCGATGATGAAACTATACCTCTCGGTGAGCCAGGTGCTAGAATACCTATTGATCAAAATATAGATGAGAGAATTCGTGATACAATGCAAAGACTCGCACAACAATATGATTTGGATTTTGATGAACATGAAGATTATGGTTTTGGTAAAGATGAAGAGTTTGATGACTTCTACGATGCTGTAGTACCAACTGATCCAAAAAAGTTACACTAATTTAAGACAAACCATTCTGGTTAGTTTTTTTGTGTTATAAATATTTGCGTATCATATAACTGATACTAATATTATATTATTAATTTTACTTATTAACGAGGAACCATGACCACAGCGATGATTAGGGTCGCAAAGAACATGGTAAGTGAATACGAGAGCCTAAAAGAGTCTGAGATTGCATCAAATACCTTTGCCACTATCGAGCTGCTTACAATGATAACTTTGCCAGTGCTATTACCCATAGCAATTATATTAAGTGCGTAATGATTAAAAAATTACTAAAAAGAAATTTACGAGATGATTTAGAACTCGTGGTTCTTTGCGGTCTTTTTATGATAACATTACTAGG